GCCCACCATCATAAGTGGTTGATAAGTAACTCGTTCTAAATTCTCACGTATAGTAGTTTCCTCTTCTGTAGCTCCGAAACGTTTAGCAATCGCAACATAAATGCGACTAGTTGACTGCATAATCACAGATGGTAAACTCACATCGAAATTCGAATGGTCTGCATCAAAACCTGCGGGTGCCACAGATAACATATTTTTAACCATGGTATCCCATTCCAATGAACACGCTGTTATGCCTACTTGAACAGGGGCAACATCTCGCAATGAAACAATGTTCGCAACAATATTGTGGCAATACTTTCTTTGGGCAATCACATAGTCCATTGGTGAACCAGCTATACCACGACTTTTAGCTTTCCATATTTTCTCAATAGGGCGTAACTCATCTTTAATGGATAACTTAAAAACACAGGCTGGAACTTGTCCACGACGAGCACAATCTATAACATTTTTCACGCCATCTAATAATTTTTTACCGATAGTATTGTCTCTATAGAGCCAACGCTCACCGTCGTGAAAAACATATGCCTTCTTAGTTGTCCCATTCAATAACCATGGATAACCAGGTGATGTTGACATATCAAGAGGTTTACTACCAGGATGTCCGGCAATACCATTAAGTGATTCTTCATTTGTAAGCACTTTAACTTTCATACCTCGAGATTGCATGAGGTCTGCATAATAGTCAGCGATATCTGCTACAACAACATCCATATGATCTTCATCCAATGCATAATCAACAGTGTTAAATTTTGACACATACATATCTTCAATTTCAAAATCATCTGGTATGATACCTGCATGCACACGTTCATCAAATTTTGATTTCACAGAAGGTTCAAAAATTTCAGGTGTTAGAGTATCCCAAGCCATAATAGATGGTGACAATTTTGTATTCAATTGCCTAACAGGCACAACTGCTTTATTAGTTGCGCTATTCCAAGGCTCGGCTATTTGTATAAGTCCAGTTCGATCCAGTTTTGGTTCAATTAGCTTCAATTCTTGGTGTTTTAGAAAATGTCGTTCAATACCATTCCACATCACCATGTTGCTTTCAGGTTTTGCTGTTATACTCAAAAGTGTGTCCTCTATCATCTCATACGTGAACACTGCAAGACAACCAACATAATTATTAGCTGCACAGTGTATGCCTATGAACTTCTTTGGAACACTTGTGTCTAAAAGAACCATTGGAGACCCGCAATCGCCAGGTTGTGTCTGTATTGGCGCATCCATTCGGTATCCTGTGGTATACTGTCTTACAGTTACCGAGCCAACACTCTCAACATAGTTAACCTCGGACACTCGTTGTAGACGGTATGGTGTCCAAATACGACTTGGCCCGTTGCGATGAAATGATAACAAACCATAT